GCTATTAAAAACCCGGGAGCTAAAAGAACCAAGAATATAGTATCGTTAGGTAAGTATGCCAAGTATCGTAGGATTATGACTGGTTCTCCTGTAACAAAATCTCCCTTAGACCTATATAAACAATGTGAATTTTTAGATGAGTATTTATTAGATCATTCTTCTTATTATACCTTTAGAACTAGATACGCTGTTATGCGTAAAGCAAACTTTAATGGGAGATCAGTAGAAATTGTAGTAGGATATAAGAATCTTGGTGAATTGTCAGATAAGTTAAAACCTTTTTCTTATAGAGTATTAAAAGACGACTGTTTGGACCTACCTAAGAAAACCTTTATGAAAAGGGTCATTAGTTTAAGTGCCGAACAAGAGAAAGTCTATAAGCAAATGAAAGAAATGGCATTGGCCCAGTTAAATGGGAAATTATTAACAACTGCTAATGCATTATCTCAATTAATGAGATTACATCAAATTACATGTGGTCATTTTAAGGCTAATGATGGCTCAACTCAAACAGTTAAGAATAATAGACTAAATGAGTTAAGCGAGTTATTAGAGGAAGTAGAAGGTAAAGCGATTATATGGGCTCATTACCAATATGATGTTCAAACAGTTATAGACGCCATTAAGAAAGAATATGGAGATGACTCGGTTGTGGACTATTATGGGAAAACCCCTAATGAAGACAGACAGCCTAATATACAGAAATTTCAGTCCGACCCTAAGTGCCGGTTTTTGGTTGGAACCCCCTCTACGGGCGGCTATGGCCTTACATTGACGGCTGCTAGCACCATGATTTACTATTCTAATGGATATGACCTAGAGAAGCGTCAGCAGTCCGAAGCCCGAATTGACCGAATTGGACAAGAAAAACCTATGACCTATATAGACATAATATGTGAAGATACAGTTGATGAGAGAATTGTAAAAGCTTTAAGAAAGAAGATTAATATAGCAACTGAAATAATGGGTGAAGAGCTAAAAGACTGGATTTAATCTCAGAAAATGTAGGACTCGTACGCGTAGCGCGCTAGGATTTTTTATTCTACGACTTTGCCCCCGCTCCATTTCATTTCCGGTAAACCGTTTTCGTAAGATTTACCATCGTAAGTCAAAACCTGTTTTCTGTTTGCACCCTTTTCATTATAACTTACGTGGACCCAGCCCCCTGCGGGGTCGTCTTTTTTGTAGAACTCGAGAATCAATTGATCGAAGTCACAATTTGCTTGTATCCAATAAGCTGTTTGAATGTTAGGTACACCTGCTATTTCAAAGTCAACCGCCTGGCCTTTAGCATGCTGCGACGTTTTTTTGCTGCCGATCGCTTCGCAGAGCTCTTCGGATCTGTAACCAGAGGTAATAGTAATGGGTTTATCAAACTTCGCACGAACCGGTTCCAATATTTCATAACATACGTTCTCCAAATTTTTAATATCACCCGCTCCCGGATTATTATCAATCCCTTTACGAGTTGCTGTCATTGATTTAGTAAACTCTTCGAGTTTAAAATGTTTTGATAATTGCATGATTTAATTTGTGATTAATGTAAATATAACATAGGCCATACCTGTAATCAATGCACCAACAGATACTAATAGAATACTTTCCACTCTATTAATTTGGTGTTCTATTTTATTGATTTTATCATGAGTTTGTTTTTGCATAATCCTGCAAAGTTTTTCATGAGAATCAATTCGTTGTATAGCGTTTTGTTTAGCCATTAAGCAGTCGACCTCCTCTGTCTTAGACGCATTGCTTTTTCTTCGTTAGACAATAATGCATCGTCTATATATGTCAAGCCTGTATCTGGATTAATATTGCCTGGTAATGCTGCTGTTTTAACTACTTCTTCTGATACTTCTGCTGTTCGTATTGGTACACCACTAGGAATAAAAGACGTTTTATTTTTTTCTTTACGTAGTTTTTCTCTTTCGAGTCTTTTTTTCTCTAGTATTTGTCTATAATTTTTTCTTTTAATATTGAGTGGTATATTTAGTTCGTCCCCTAAAGTATGTGTTTTAATGCCTAGAGGTATATACCTCCATGATTTATAAATATTGTTTAATTCTTTTTCATTAAAGAATTCTGAAATTTTTATATTCGTTCCTTTTTCTCTATTCATCTCTGTAATTCTATTTTGGAAAGAGCCTGTTTCATACTCACCTTTGTCTGTAAATTGTTTTACATTAGGAATTTTTTTAGGATTAAATACACCGGCCATTAAATATCTTACATCATCTTTAGAAAATCCTCTGCCTGGTTCCTCTAAGATGGCTCTAATTTCCGATTCACTATAAAAAAGTTTCAGCGCTTGGATATCTTTATAGGTTTCAGTCCAGATTCTATATAAGTTTTTTTGTTGATCATCATATAGCTCATTAATATACACTGGAGCATAACCATTTTTAATTTCTATCCAATCAGCTTCTAATTTACTAGCATCCAAGGCTTCAGATCTAAATCTTCCTTTAGCAATTCTTAATTCTTTTGCTCGTGTTGCTATAGCAAAGTTAAAATTTCTAATAGGATCTATCTTAATAACACTAACCCCCGTCATTGCTTTTGTTACTTCTGTTTCTGGATCATAGGAAACAGCATGTTTAGAAACCTGTCCATTGAAAGCTTTTATAATTCGTTCAATATTTTGTAGGGTCGTAGGCATTAACTTATCGTACATATAAGTCATAGCTTTTCCCCAAGCTTTATCACGGTCGTTATTCCAATCTACAATAATACTTCCATTTTTAGTTACTGATTGATTGTTTTTATTTCTAAAGAATACATCGCTGAATACTTCCCATGCAATAGATGGGGAAACGAATGGTTGAATGGCTGCATAAGTACTCTGCAAAAATGAATCTATCCATACGTTATAAGCTTTCTCATCTGTGGTACCACCAGCTTGAATCATGTCATTCATTTGATGGAAGGGTCTTATGACATCATCATAAGGAATCATCTGGCTGTAATCAACTCCCCAAATAATCTTTTTCTCTTTGTCCCATTTAATAGGAAGAATAGTGTGATATTTTTGATACGCTGGTGCAAATCTTTCCTTCCATTTGTCTATCATTTCTCTTGGCACACCGGACATATATAATGCTGTGTCTAGTAGAACTGGTCCCATGATTCCTACAGTTGCTGTGTATCCCATCAATCTTCTAGCTCCCATTTGTCTAATGTATGGGTTGGTTGATTTCATTTCTTTTACTCCTCGTCTCATAATCTGGTAAGAGTTTCTCCACATTTCAGATGTGAAACCTACGAAGTTCCCCATGAAAGGAATTTTTCTTATGTTTCCTACTACTCTAGGCACCATAGAATAGTTTGGATAAACATTTCTAACTTGGATACCGGCTACTTCTTTAATAGCATCCTCTATAGTTTTTAAATTTCTTCCGTCTAATCCTGGTGTAGAAGAGCCTGCTTTAAATATATTCCATTCATATCCTTCTACTTCTCTAAAATATTTTTTAACATCGTCTAAAGTTTTGAATGCAGGTCTAAGTTGGGATTTGGTAAAATTATAACCAAACAGTTTCCAAATATTATCTCCTAGTTGATAGGCTTCAATAGATTTTTGGACCACTTTTCCAACTGTTCCTTTATTAGTAAACAACCATTCAAATATTTGATCAGAAGTTCTTCCAATTCTTTCATCAGTCGCTCTGACACCAGCATCTAATAATTCTCCTACTTTACCACTAGCTTTTATTTTTCTAAAAGATGTGGAACTTGCACCCATTAATTCTGGAATTACTTTTTCTAATTCACTCGCAATTGTAGAAGAGTCGAGTGCGCCTGCTTCTAGTCCTTCTTCTAAAAGTTCTCGAAGCGCTTTAGGATCATCTGTTTTACCAATTAACTCTTTGAATAACATATTAAAGTCATCGGCGACAGAAGCACCTGCTCCCATGTGACCGTTAGCCATAGAGAAAGCTGCAGCTGTTGTGATGTTTCTCATTTGAGTCATCAAAGATAAAACTGTTTTATTAACTTGAACGCCTGCTTTAATGGCTAGCATACTTTTAAAGAAAGGAATCTTTAAGAGCGTATCCATTAATACCGTATTGTCGCTAATAGATTTAGCCATTGAAGGTAAAGCTACCATTTCAGATCCATCGGCGTTTCTAAAAATTCCTTCAAGATCAGCGTTGTAAAGTTTTTTAACTGTAATAGGTACAACGGATTCTCTAGAGGTTATTTTATTTTTTAAAGCCCATTTTTCATATTCGTCTTGATTTTTCCAAATCCATTTATTTAATCCTAGTCTGGATAAATCTTTATAGGCTCGCCATGAGTGTAGAGTATGGGCCTGTTCCATAACAGTATTTAAAATAATATTTTTAGGGTCTTCAATTCGTCCCATAAGTCTTGCTACTTCATCAGGAATATTTTTTGCATCTTTAAAAATTTGTCCTGAAATCCCTACATCTTTAGCTGCCGCTGCAATGTCTTGAAGTCTTTTACCTGAAGTGCTTCCTTCTGATCTGCCAATCGTGAGAAGATCATTAACTTTTCCCTTTGCCATTTGTTTTAGATCTCCTGTAGAAAGATTTCTATAACTTGGTTTTAAAAGTTTCATAAAATATTCTACGGCATCATCATAAACTTCTTTAGGTGGACGCCATTTAGAATTTTGAAAAATACGGTAGCTTGTGTGAAGATATTTCCCCATATTATCAATCAGAGTTTGCTTAACATCTAGGGCTTTATCTTTAATAAGCGGTTGTAATTCTTCTGTTTGCCTATCTATTATTCTTCTTATCTCTCGGGCATCAAATCTTAAAGACTTAGGAAGAGATTCAACTTTTATTTGGCCTCGCATAAATCTTAGGACATCATCCCAGTGTCTTAATGCAGCGTTTTGAGTTTCAGTGTTAAAGGCATTAGATAGAAAACCTTTATCTAGTAGTTTGTACATAAGTCTATCTAAATTTTTCATATGAAGATCAACTTTTTTACTGGCTGCTCTTATTTTGTCGTCGACTGTTCGTAAAATTTGTCCTGTTTGAGGATCATGTAAAAAATCTGATCTAAATCGAGCGTGGGTTTCGGCTACAGCTCTTCTAATATAAGATTTCCAGTTACCACCATTGAAGGCTTCAAATTTCCATAAATGGGAATCAGGAATTCCTAATTTATTCTTAACCTTGGCACCCCCTTTAGTAATTAATCTAAACCAACCAGGAAGAGATGCAGTATCTGCGTATTTAGATTTAGCTAATTTCTCTTGCCATTTAAATTTTTTTAATTCTAATAAAGTTTTAGGCATAGGAGTTTTACTAAAAGGAATTTTAGCTCTAGACCATGGGTTAGTAATGGCCGCACCTTGTCTCGCAACATCATAAGTTAGAAGGCGGGCAGGTAGAACGAGGGCTGGTTCCACACCATACTTTAAACCAACACCCATAGTTTTAGCGGCTAGTTTTAAGCTGGGACCCACTAAAGTCATGCTTCCAAATAAAGCAGTACCTTCTGCACCAAATATTAATTTGTTTTTTAGAACAGCTGCCGCTCTATCTTTGCCAGTTAGGCCTTTTAAATCTATTGTTTTACTTTTTGTTAAAACTTTTTGAAGTTTGTTCCCATCTTTAGAACCAAAGATGTCTCCGAGAGTCATATTGGACTGGTTAGAAACAACAGTGTCTCCTAATGCAGCCGGAAGAACCCAATAGCCACCAAATTTAGCTAGATTAACAGAATACTTTCCGAGTTTAGATCCTTTGGAAATCTTCTCTGCACTTTCGAGTAAAGTTTTACCGGCTAATTTTTTTTTACCGGCTTTCTTTAAAATTTTAGTTACAATTTTTCTGGCAATACCCCACCCTAAACCATACTGAGTTAAGACTGAAACAGCTTTGGCAAAAGATCCACTGCCTTGGCCATAGATTTCTTCTAAATCTAATGCCGGCATAGCTTTTTCTAATTTTGCTAAAGCATCATCACTAAGACCAGTAGTGTCTCCAATAACGGCTGCGAGTTCTGCTGCTCCTTGATAAGCATTATAAACCCCTGAGCTCACTCCAACGATAGGTTGGATATAAGGTTTTTTAATAAGGGTTCTTATCTTTTGTTTACCTGCTTCTTCTGTTGAACGGTAGGTTAGATCATATAAACTGCTTCCAAGATATAAAAAGTCGGTATATTTTTTGTAGTTATCGGGATGAACTTTTTCCTTAACCTTTTTAAGGTCATCAAAAACTGTAGATTCACCCGTCGTTAAAAGCTGATCAATATGCTCTTCAACAATGCTAGTATCTTGATTAAAAATTTCATAGAGACGTTCTATGTCTCCTTTTTTAGGAAGCTTTCTTATCTTTTTCTTATATTCATCCGAAGGAATTGCTCTTCCTTGATTTTTTTCGTTTATTTCTGATTGTTTTTTTAAGGGACCCCAGACTGTGACGGCTGCTTTTTCAAAAAAAGTTCTCTCTTCTTCTGGTTTAGCAAGAATCTGGTCTAATTTAGAATTCTTTTTCCATGCCATGGTCTAATTCTCCTTTAAGCCATGTCATCTGTTGGTAATACTAACTCGACTCCATATTTTCGGTTAAAATCCATTACATCAGACTGACTTTCGATTTCTGCAAAATCTCTAAAGGCTTCTTCATTGTAAGCAATTAGTCTTACAACGTCATCTGTTATCTCTTGAGGGAGTCTGGCTCTTAAGAGTCTGTACGGGTCTTCAGTTTGTCCTGAAAAAATATCCTCTGCAGGAGATTCTTCAGTCATCGTATCAGTCATCGTATCAGTCATTGTAATTCCTTCAGGGCTGTTAGTAACTGTTTCGGTATTTGTAAAACTCGCTTGTTGAGCATCTCCAGCTGTACCGGGATAAGATTGTTGAAGACCAATTCTATCTTTCCTTACTCTTCCACCTTTTGCTCCACTTGGTGGTTTTCCCCATAAGCCACCTGTTAGTTGATAGATGATTAGGTCTCGAGCGGCTTGAATTCCGTCTTCTCCAAGTTCTTCAATTGATTTGTCTGTCATTGGAATTTGTTCATTAGCAGCTATAACTGCTTCTGCATACGTCATGTATTTACCTTTAGTAGCAACAATCATAAGGTTTTCGTATTGAGCTCTTTTCTCTGGTGGAATTTTATCTGCAGTTATGTATTCTTTAAGTAGTTCTTGATAAAGAAGTTCTGCTTCTTGTATCATCTCTTGTTGTCTATCTACTTCTAATTTTCTATTCGCATTTATTTTAGCCGCTTCCATACTTCCCCAGACAGATTTTTCTGTTCTAGCCATAGCTGCATCTTCTTCTGCTTTTTTTGCAATCGCTGCTTCTTGTGCTTCAACATTAGAAAGAGCGGCTAGTTTTCTTTCATTTTCTCTATCGGTTCTAACTTTGGTAATATTTTGAGCTTGATCATAGCCCATCTCGCCAATGGTTTTAGCTGTGCCATCTTCTTTATAAGGATTGCCGTAAGCACCAAAAGACCCGATGACATCACTTAGCCATTCACCTTTTTTAGGTGCAAAGATTTCTTCCTTTTCAATGGCCAATTCTTCTAGAGTTTTTCCAGCATATCCACCTGGGTGCTGTACTAATCCTCTTCTAGGTGTATCTAAACCTGAGGTAATACCAGTTCCTTGAGCAGAGTATCCCATTCCTCCTCGCTTAAACATCGGTCTTTTTAAAATTCTATTGTACATTAAGTTACCTGTGTCATTTGTTTATTCTTTGGATCATTCAGGACCTGCCACATATTAGCAAAGCCACCAATGCCAGTCGCTACTGGACTAGGTGTAAATTTCTGTGTTGGTGATCCAGGCATTGCTCCTGCAATTGAACCGTAGATGTTTGCAACATCTGTTAATCTGTTCATTGGTAATGTGTAAGCGGTTTGTCCAGCTGCTGCTAGTTGATTTAATTTTTGTTGTTCTAATGCTTGTGCTTGTGCGCCTACTGCTTCTAGTCCGGCAATTCCTTGTGACTCCAGTCCAGTTTGAAAGGTAGCCATATTTTGTAAGTTTGCTAGTTGTTGCTGCTGTTGAGTTAACGCTTGATTATATCCTTGACCATATAGACCTGCTAGTAATGCTGCTCTGTTTCTATCTGATTCTGTTTGATAGGTACCCATTTCAACCCCGTGTCTACCACCACCAAAAGCTCCCGCAGTCATGGCTCGATCAGAGATAGCTTGTCTTCCTCTTCCAGCTTGAACATCCCACTCTTGCATAGTTGTGTCTATGATTTCTTTTTGGTAAGGTGACATAAATTCTTGATAACCTTTAGCTGGGTCTAATAAATTTTGTTGAGAAACTTGATCTAAGTATGGTTGATAACTTGCAACCCCTGTACCACCCGTAAATCCGGTAAGCATTCCTGTAGCATCTCTTTGAATTTGGCCCATGCCATACATGTCCGCCAGTCGTTGCTGTGATTTTTGTTGAAAGCCTGTTGGACCTGCAACTTTTGCAGTCATCGCTCCAACGTCAATAGGAGTCCCTAGTTGCCCGATACCATATTTAAGAATATTCTGTCCGTAAGGAGCTAGAATACCTGAAGGTAACAAACCTGCTTGATCGTAGTTAACTGCCATTATGCTGTCATCCTTTTAGCTGTTGGTTGAGCTTCTAAGTGTTTCATTGTGTCATACATTCTTTGTGCACCTTTGTTAATGCTGCCACCACCTGCAGCTCTTACTGCATCGGCTGTCATTACAAATTCGTTTTTAGATAATCTTGCTGGGACATCATCTTTTTTTTCGTACTCTCCAATTGGAACAAAGCCACCAGTCGTTCTATAATCTTTTTCTAGTCCTCCTAGATTCATGATGCCACCATTGTCTCTTTTGACTCTTCCGCCTTTAGCCATGTTAACTCCATGCCAATCATCAGTATCAAAGAAGTTACTAAAATTTCCATAGTGTGCTTGAATATCATCTGGAAGAATATTCCAAATTCTAAAAGCTTTGTCTTGTCCCCAAGCAGTATGTGTACCGCCCATCTCATACCCAATTCTTCCACCATTTCTCAAACCTGCTATGCCACCTTTTGCAAAAGGTGCAATTTGTTTTTTATATGTTTGTGCTTCTTCTATAGTATCAAATTCTATTACTCGACCATCATTACCCATAACTTTCCATTTTCCACTCATTATATCCTGTACTATTATAGGTTCTCCTCTGCCCGTAGTGTCTATAGATATTATCATATCATTTATGTCGAATTCGTTTGTATTGGATTGACCCATTCCTTGTTGACCCATTCTAGAACCTGCTTCCTCTTCCACATCAGATTTTCTAACAATCCAATCTGGGTCAGCATAACGAGCTCTTCCACCGTGTCTTAAACCAATGATACCACCTTGCGCTGCCATTATCTCTTGAATAGCTGCATCTTGTGCTCCTTGTGTTGGTTGATAAGGTGGATTGTTAAAATTACCTTTAGCCATCGGCATGTCTCCTTGAACTTCTTCTTGACTAATATAATCCATCCAATCTCCACTCTGAAAGAAAATATTAAAATCCATTTGGTATATTCCTTGATCTATTTGTCCTGATTCCCATACCTGTTGTGCATTTAGCCTATCACTTCCCGTGTCAGGAAATGCTGCCATAGGACCTATGGGAACTCCTTCTTCTTTTTGAAGTTCAAAAGGAGTAATTACTTCTTCATCCATTTCCATTACGTCAACTTCTTCAGGTCCTCTTGCATATCTCTTTCTTTGTCTTGTAGGTAAATTCATTAAACCACCTTTAGCTGCAACTGCAGTAAAACTACTGACATCAGCTTTAGTTTGTGGAACGTTTGTTACTTCCATAGGCATAAGATTCAAGTCGATAGCCGCTTGTGCCTCTTGGCCAGCTGCGTCAACTTGTTTCATGTATTCCCTATAAGCAGCTTCTTCTATTTCGTTTCTACGTTTTTGGTCTTTGTAATCTATTGCATATTTAGCTGCTGCACCTCCAATTTTAGCGAGGTCTTTATAGTTTTTTGCTGCCCAACTAATTATATCATCTATCATTTTATTCTATTCCTTAATGTATGATTATATATGAAAATCGCAGGGATTTCACCTGAGCCTATCAGTTTACTTGTTTTTTTGTTCATCGTCAATATCTTATACATTACCTGTACCAGCTCCTAAATGGATCTGTGCTACTTTTACATGTACATCTCTTCGGATGTGTTCTCTTTTAGTAGCTGTAGCTGGATTGTCTACATCATCATCAGCTTCTTTGTCTGACATATACTCTTGACCTGTTTCTTGGTTGGTAAGAGTTACCTCGACTTGTGGCTTGATAAAATGGACTGTTTTCCCATCAATTTCTTGGGTTTCTCTACTTGCTTCTTGTTCAATAAATGGCATAATCCTCCTATGATCTGCTTGTTTGTAGCACAGCGGCCGTCATTGTTATAGCATTAGCTTGACTCGCTTGCATTTGAATTTTATCTCCGGCTTCTAATATTAACACATTGTTAAAGGTTAGTAAATCCACGCTATTACTCGCATCTACTGTTATTTTTTGATATTCAAAAGTGGTGCTTGAAGAGGCATCATATACGGTAACAGTGACATCTAGATTACTTCCATGATTATTATATAAATTAATAGTCTTGACAATAGAAGTTGTTTCATCAGGAACGAGATACATTTCCTGTGTGGGACTGGTACTGTCTAATAATTTTTGAATGTTTTTATATACGTTTGCCATTAGCTTAAAAAGAAATTAACCCTTTCTTGATCGTCTTTATCAGGCTGCATATATGTTGAATTTAACTGTTCTATAAGAGAACTGATAGATCTGTTGATTTGTCTTTGGTTATCTTCTGTATATTCTTTTCTAGGTTCTGGTAGTCTTATTACTATTTTAGCCATTATCTTCTCCCATCCGCTTGAACATCTACTTGGAAAGTTCCATATCTCCAGTCCTCACCAGCACTTTCGTTCTCTATTTTAACACTTGCATATCTTCCTCTAGCTCGGGTATTGAATTGTGTAGAACTAGGCAGCACATTAAAAGGACTTAAGGTACTATCGGTTCTTGAAGATGAAGGAAAATTTTTTAAACCTACCGTTACTTTAGCAGTACCAGTTAAAGTTTTAAAATCAGGAATGAATCTTCTCATCGCTAAAAAATATTCTCCCATCCCTTTATCCGTTTGAATAGCAAAATCAAAAGATTGCAGAGAAGAAGTTAAAGCAGTTGTAGATCCATCGGGATTTAATTGATCGGTTCCAGTTTCTTGTTGAAAGTAAACAGTCTGGCCTAATCCTGTTTCACCAATAATACTTGGAAAAGTCCCTGTTGCTGAACTATTAAATTGAGTAGCATAAGGTTTTGGATAAACAATAGAATCAATCCATGTAGTTCGAATAGAATTAGTATTAACTCCTGTATACCAAACGCCAGTTGGAAGTTGAGTTTTTTCTCCATAATTATATATGACATATTTGTCATTGTAGGTTTCACCAGAACTTGGGTAGTACCAAATTACTTCGGTAAATAAGTTATTAATACCCGCATATACTTGTTGTCCTTTAGTAGTGTCAAAATCACTATAAACATAGTCTTCTACTGAACAAGATAAAGAATTAACCGTACCATCAAAGGAGAAGAAACCATTGTTCCCCATCCAATAAGCAACACCATCAATCTCACAGCAGGCATTCTGACCAATTAATCCACAGTTTGTACCTACCTGTTCAAATCCAAAGGTAAATGGCGCGCCTACAAATTTCATAGAGTAGAGAGCATTGTCGGTCCAGACTAAAATATTTTCTTTTCCTTTAATAGCCCCCATAATTTTTGTACCATCTTGAAGTCTTTGTGTACCTGCAGTATTGTCCGCTTCTGGAGCAAAAATATTAATCTGTTCTTGATCCGAGAATCTAATAAATAGATCGTCTTGAGTGGAGTCGGTTCCAATAGTTGTTTCAGTTCCAAAGTGAATTAAGTGCCGAGTTGTTGGAGAAACTAATGTCATTCGACTTGCTGTCGGGTTACCTTTAGCAGTACCTGCTACTAACGCTGTTACATAATTAGCCGTTGTAGTTGAAGCTCTGTTGGTAAATCTTGCTGATCCGCTTATCCCTGAATTCCATGTATATGTTTTTCCATTTGCAATCGTTGCAACTAAAACTTCTCCCCAGTTTCCTAGTGACCAGAGACCTGGTTCTAGTGTAACGTCAGAAGCATTAACTGCATTTCCCCATTGAGTATAATTTGTTGCATCATAAACTATCGTGCCATCACTATGTGCACTTCCCGTTGTACCAGAAACAGCTGTTCCATAAGCTCCTCTAGTAATCGTTGTTAAATCATTTGAAGAAATACCAGTGTATTTAATTAACTCACTATCAACTAAAATAGTTCCATTGCTTGAAGTAAATCCTGTTGTTGAATCTAAAGTAATACTAGTTCCTGATCCGCCGGTTCCAGCTGTATCGGCATTTAAAGCTCCATCTAAATTACTAGTTTGAACACCAGTAATAGTTCCGCCATAATTACCAACACCAAATCCATAACCATACGTTTGAGCAGCGGGACCCACAGTTGCATAAGGTTGAACTTTCATACTTCCACCAGTTCCAACTACAGATGTAGCTTGATTTGAAGAGTTGATAGTAAAAGTCACAGAGGTAGGAACCGATAAAACCTGAAATTTTTTATCTTCGAACTGCGTAGCAAGTAATCCCGTACCACCCGGTAGGGTAACAGTGTTTAAAACAATAATATCTCCTACTTCTAATCCATGATTAGAACCAGTTGTAATAGTACATTGTTTAGTTGTAGTACTATCTGTTGCTAATGTTGAACCTGTAAATTCGGTTTGAACACCAGCATTGTCAGAACGCCAAGGTGTTATATCGTAAAGAGTTCCTTCAAAATATATAAGTAAAAATTTATCAGTACCAATGGCTACATATTTATTGCCATCAGTATCTACGAATGCGTGTTGCCTTCTAGCCACACCTACAATAGTGTCAGTTAATAAAGAAGACCATCCTCCTACTTTTTCTGGAAGATTATATCTCCATCTAACATTGTCGGAATCTACCCAACGATCGGTTGCTCCGACAGCAGTATCCTGCTTATCGACACCCGGCTGAAATTTCATTTCAAAGAGAGCCATAAGTTTAGCTCCTAAGCTGTATTGGTTTTGTAAGCCCAGCCTCTAGTTGCATCTACATACACTAGGGTAATGGCTTGACTATCTGTATTGAGGGTTAAATCAGATGTAGCAGTATTAATGGGCTGTCCGTTTCTTCCTATGGTACAGTTATTTGAATTCCAAGTTCCTCTGGTATCCATAACCATTACTTCATCTCCCACACTAGGAGAAGCCGGTAAATTAACGGTAATAGGGTTTGCTGTTGTGTTGGCAAAAATCTGTGCCCCAGCCACAGCAGTATAAGGACTGTTTGAATTGGTAATAGTTGCATATCCTTTTTCAAGAATAGTAACTACTGTTTCGGTTCCATTTGATTTACATAAAACTGTTGCTCCTGGAGGAATAGGTTGCTCTGTTCCTGAAGCAGTTAATACTCCTAGAGTTCTATTAGACGTTCCTCTAACAGTATCATCTTTCATAATCCAGACTCTTTCTGCAGTACCTGGCATAGTAACTGTTCTGTTAGCTGCTAAAGTACCATAAAGTCTATAGTATATATTTTTACCTGTAGAAGTTGCTCCATCTGTTAAGACAAGCGTAGAGCTACCTGCAGATAAATCCACATCTAATACACCAGTTGAAGTTTGCTCTACAATTTGTAAGTTTGTGTTAGTTATAGTGCCCCATAAACCAGCTTTTTCACCAGTTGTTATGAGTTCTAATTGAGCGTTTGTTGAATAAGTTGATGCCATAATATTACGTTCCCGTGTCTATTGGTGTCCAGACCATAGTTGCGCCTGGAATAATTTCACTCCATGTTATTGCTTGTGCCGTTCCTGTAGCAAGCGTAAGCGTGCTTCCTGTAGGATCAACATTTGCGTCTGCAGTTATTGTAACAGTTCCGCTTGAAATTACAAGGCTATTTCCGCTTGGAGAAATAGTGGCACC